ATTTTGTTGAACATGTTTTGAAGAATCATTCTGTCTGCGTTATTAAACACAGGTTTTTCTTCTTGCATCTTGTCGAGAATTTTGTGGATTCGTTGTATCTGTGCCTTATTAGCAAGACCGGCTCGAACCAACATGTCAAACTTTGAATAGTCTGACTTCTCTTCTTCAACGATAGTTTTAAAATCTAATAATGATTTCATTAAACTTCTTCTGTATCCTGTACTTCTACTGAATCTTCTTTACCAGTAAAAATTGATTTTGCCAACTCTACTTTTTTAGCATCTAACGATTCAAACGCTCTTGCAGAAAGCAAATTGTTCAATGTTTCTTTTGCCTCAGATGCATTGCCAGCAGTTAACTGGTCAATAAATTGTGATGTTTCCATAATAATCTCCTTTTATCGCTTATTTAGTCCAGATGAATACTTCTCTACTTGTTTATCTAACATCGGTGTTAACGACTCCGTGGAGTCTGCTTCCTGAGTGTTGTCTTCGGCAGGGTATTGTTCTGCTGTTGCTTCAGGTTCTTGTTGTCCTTGTCCTTGGGCATCGGGCGGGACAGTAGGACCGCCAATTCCTTTGTTTTCTTCATCTTTCATTTCCTTATCCATTGTTTCAATTTCTTCATCAGTAAATTGAAGAATATTTTGTTTGACCCAATTTAAAGAATAATATTTACCAATATATGGATCAACTAATTGCAGAACTCCCATTCTTTCTTTCAACAATTCTGCTTCACGCATTTCGGTGAAGTTATTGTCTTTCTTAAATTCGTAATAGATATCTTCTTTAAAGTCATCCCATTCTTCAACAGAACAAATGCCTTTTAAAGATAACTGTGTTCTTAACGCATAGTCAAATATCTGTGAAAACTTATTACGAAGTCTTGCCACAAATTTAGCAAACTTAACTTCATCTCTGGTAACTTCAGTTGTTCTACCAAGACCAATCATACCACCTTGTTGTGGTTCTAAACGACTGATAGGTACATTCAATGCATTTAATAGTTTCTGTCTAAAGTAAACCACATCAGCTAATTCACCAAGATTTTGCCCTGCAGCCAATGTTGTAATCTCTGTACCTTTACCACCCTCACGGCGTGGCAACCAGAAGTCTTCTAACATCGACATATGTTTACGGTCATCACGAACTTCACCAGTCGCAGCATCGTAAACAATTTTGTTCTTATACTTAATCATCACATCACGAAGATACTGTTCCGCTTTACCTTTTGGTAAATTACCTACATCAATATAGAACACTCTTCTTTCTGGTGCTCTTGAGACACGGTAAATAACAACCGCATCTTCAATCATTCTTAGCTGATTAAGTGGCTTAATCGCTTTGTGTATATAAGATATAACAAATGTATTTTTTGCATCCATCAAACCTGAATTCACATTCAAAATGGATTCAGGTGCAATTCTTAAACCAGCATTTACTGAACTGGTATATGATTGTGTTACTGTGCCTCTGTCATTGTAAACATAGTATTCAGCAAGAGATGTGATAATTAACGCACCAGTTTTTGGATCTGCGCCTTTTTTAATCTCTCTTACTTTACGAATCTTTCGAGGGTCAATATATCTTAACTCTTGAATGCCTTCTTTTGGTTTCGTTTCATCAACAACAATGTGATAGTAAATTCTACCATCAATGTACCATCTCTTAAATAAGTCATCTGCTAAATTACTGAAGTTTAACAGTTTAAGAATATTCTCAAACTCTTCTGCAATCTTCTTTTTGATGGTGTCTGGTTGTTTTAATTTATCAAGAACTATGTCTAGAGTTCTACCAGATTCATCGTGTGTTATTGCCTCATTGACAATATCATCAATAGCCATCTCCAACTCAGGATGATTTGCCATTTCACGATATCTAGAAACTAGTTCTATTTCATTGCGAACAGAACCTTCTAAATCAACATATGTTCCATAATGAGCGTTTTGGGTAATGGTAACTGCACCATCATCCATTGTCTCCGTTGGAAGTGCGAAAGATGGTTGCTCAGGGTTTTGTCTCTGAACAACATCATTTCTACCTAAGGTAAAACCGAAAAGTTTAATAGCCATTATTATATCATTCTATAAAAGGAAAAGGACCGAAGTCCTTTTCGTTACAATACACCAGTATCTACAGCGTCCCACCATTGATATGAAAGGGTTACTGAAAATTCTTCAATAGTATCATTTGATCCCCAATCAACATCAATAGGGGTAATATCAGTTGGGAATACACCAATGAATCTATACTTCTTCAAAGTGTTACCTTGTTTACCAAATTGTGTAACTTCAGAATCAACTGAGTAACCCAATGGTGCAAGTGCAAGTGGATTGCGAACATTTAAGTTGTGACTGTTAATGCCATTCATCCATCTTTCAAATGCATTACGGACTACAAAATCTTCATCGTTGATGACGCTGATTGTCCAATCTGCAAAGGTTCTATTTCCTACAAACTTCAATTCTCTACCAAAGTAACTAACAGGAACAACACCTACTGTTGAACCTGGTAACTGAGCAGTCTTGCACATAAATGTTAATTTAGTTTGTGCATTTGCTGGTGAAGAAAATGAAGGGAAAGGCATAGAAACTTCAAAGAGATTGGGACGAGCACCGTCCCCTGTCATTTGACTTCTAAATTCGTTTACGCTAAATGCCATTTTTATTCTCCTGTTCTTTTATTTATTGGAACTTCCCAACGACTTCTTCGAATGCTACGCCAGTGCGTACTGCAACAAAGTTGAGTTGGATAAAGTTGATTGAACGAGCAGGTTTGATATAAATGTCACCAATGAATTCATTGCGGTCAATAACTTCACCAGTATTATTGGTTTCGTCACAAACAACTCGGAAGTCGTTGATACCACGGCGACCCTGTACATCTCTTAGGAATGGTTCAACTAGCGCAATAAATTGTGCTCTTGTAAATTGGTCGTTAAATTCAAACATTGAGAATCTTGCTGCTCTAGCAATTGACTTCTCAAGCACAATGAACAGACGGCGTACATTGATTCTATCAAATGCACTCGGTTTACTTAATAGTGTTTTATCACCAAATAGAACTGTACCTTCGCCTTGGAAGTTTACAACAGGATTTACACCTTTAACATAGAGAGTATCTCTTTCTGTCTTAGATGGATTCCAAGCTAGTTTTACAACATTGCGAATTTGGCCACGATTCAATCCGCCTGGAGAGAACCAAGGATCTTTTTCGATATCTGTCTTAGCACACAAACCGGCAATATCACCGTTCAATGGCACCCAACGGTACACATCGTTATACTTGTCGTATTGATATTTCCAGTTGCAATCCATGAAAGCGTATGATGAAGAACCAATGCTTGTAGCTTGTGTTACACAGGCAGCAGCCTCTGAACCAGCATTGTCAACAACATCTGACTTAGCAGGTGAGAAGAATACGATGCAATCTTTTCTTGTTTCTGCAAGAGAAATTAATGAAGCACTAATTGTATTTGCACCTGGACCAGTAACAATCAAAGAAATGTCTGTTGATTCTGCACTACTAAACAAGTTGTAACCAGCAGTAGTATTTGCAGCAACAATAGTACCATCAGCACCTGCAGTAGTGCCATTACCTAGTGATAGAGTGACAGTATTTGCAAGTCTTGTGAAAGAAGTGCCTGATGCATTGTTACCCCATGTAGATGAAGTGTTACTGTAATTTGAAATACCATTTGAAGTTGGATGACTCATCCAACGAATATACTTGGATTTACTTGCAATAACATTTTTGTAATAGTTTGAGTTACCACTATCATCTTTAGCATCAGCAGCTTTTGATGCATATGCAAACTTTTCTAATACTGTACCAGAAGTACCTGTAATTTTACCTTCTTCGTCAATAACAATAATGTGAATTTCGTCATTTGCACCACCTTGATTAGAAGTGTATGTAGAAGTTCCTGGAGTGCCGTTGAATTGTGCAGCATATGCCCAACCACTAAATGTGTTAGCATCTGCCAATGAAACTTTTAATGTGTTACCAAGTGCGCCAGCATACCTAGCGGCAAATTCACCATAAGTGTTTGCACCACTTGAGTAGTTGTCTAACCAGTCATCATCATTTTTGATTAGAATGGAAGTACCGTTTGCAACTGCATTTTTAGTTGCGGCACCGAAGGTACGAACAACTTTAAGATTATTAGAATACGCAAGAAAATTTGCAGCAGAGAACCAGTGTTCATAATTAGTTGAATCTGGCTTACCAAAAGTATCGGAAAGTTTTGATTCGTTTGAAATTGTAATAATTTCACCGACTGGACCCCATGCAAAAGGACCTGCAAATGCACCAATTGAAGTGGCGCCTGAAGGAATAATTGTAGTCAGGTCAATTTCTGATACATTTACCCCAGGTGATAGCTGAAATGCCATGGATTTCTCCTTTAAAAGTATGAGTCAAATTCGAATTTATACTGTATTTAGTTATTTAGAAAGTTGAGGAATGATAACCTTTTTCTGTCCAATAGTCGTTACCATCCACAACAACTTCTTCTTTCCGCCCATCGTCAAATATACCAACAGGCGTTAGTTCTTCCTCACTTAGCATGTTTTGTTCCGCTAACATCAACTTTCTAATATCAATGTTTGTCGATTCTTTAAAGAATGACTGTGCTGTTAACCAAGAAAACAAAACTAACCCCATAACCAAATCATCATTATTACCTTCTTCCGCAGCATAACTGTCACGGCTTCTAGTGAAGGTATTCATTTCGGCAATGGTGTCAAAGTCGTTGATAATTAACTTATCATTTTCCACCAATGTCTTTAAGTTAGCACATCCGACTTTTTTTACTGTCTTTGTGGTCTTGATACCAAAACTAGTAGACCTTTTAAATCCACCAGAAATACTTTGACCTTTAATATGATGATGTTCTAACTTGTATATGTTTTCGTATTCCAAATCATAGTGCAGAATATCGACAACTTGTTGACCAATGTTATTGGTCTCAACCAGAGCATACGCTTCATTGTACTTCTTTGCAACTGAGAAAATTATAGTTGGAAAGAACAACAAAGGTAATTTATTATTCCTATATTTAGCCACCTGTTTATACGGTACTTGACTTGCATCTATAACATTGATTGTTGAATAATCTAAATCAACACCCTCTGCACAGTCAATTGTGGCAATATACAAATGGTCTTTAATAGGTTCTTCGTATATATCAAGACCTTCAATTGAAGATAATGGATTATGAAATGCAAGACTTCTTAATTTTACACCAGATATCAATGTTGCCGATGAACCAATAAACTCAGTTTCAAACTCTTGTCTAAACTGTTCTTCACTGGTGTTTCTAATAGTCTCATTCTTCCATTCTTCATCTCGACCTGGAACCATCGACCAATGTACTTCAAGTGGTTTGTAAGTAGACCTGCCTTCTATTGCATCTACCCACATCTTATAGAACATATTCAGACCATTGGGGGTCGAAACAATAATAACTTTAGTTGTCTTACCAGATGATATAACAGGGTAAGTAGAAGTAAAGAAATCTTGAGCCATGTTATGTTGAACGAAAGCAAATTCATCCAAGAAAACTAAATTGTAAGTACCTCCACGAACACCTGATGCAGAAGTCGCATATGCCCAAATCATTGAACCATTTTCTAGTTCAATGTTACCTTTGTTCCAAGTTTTAATACCTTGTTGTAACCACAAAGGTAGATACTCATATGCATATTGAATTCTACCAAGAATCTCTCTTGCTAACGAACCTTTGTTTGCTAAGATTGCAACCTTATAATCAATATTAAACAATACTGACCATAACATATAACCTACAGTTGTGGTTGTTTTACCAACCTGCCGAGGCATCTTAGCAATACAGAATCTATTATTATGA